CTTCAGATGCTGCAATCGCTTCCTCAAGCTGGTGGCGCAACGCCTGAAGGAAAAGCTCTAGCACAAGCGCCCGTCCCTGGTATGCCGCCTGCCGGCGGTATGCCAAAACCACCCCCCATGTAAAAATGAAAGCGCAGCCAATCCAAGACCGCTTTGCATCAAAGGTGCTTCAAGTGCCTTTTTGCGATTGCCATCTATGGACTGCCTCAACCAACAAGTTTGGTTATGGCAAGTTGGCAGTTGGTAGCAACAATTGGACTCTTGCTCACAGGTTCTCTTACGAACTGAACAAGGGAGAAGTTCCAGAAGGTTTGTGCGTTTTACACACTTGCGACAATCCTGCGTGTGTAAACCCGGAGCATCTTTATCTTGGAGATTACAAGCAGAATGCTGTAGACCGAGAGCAAAGACAACGTGGCAATCATGCTTTTGGAGAAAAGCATGGACGAAACAAGCTTTCTGTTGACTCTGTGCGTAAAATTCGTGAAGAATTTCAAACAGGGAAATTTTCTTTTAGACAGCTAGGGAAAATTTACGGCGTTGACGGCAAGACGGTCGCTGACATCGTTCGCAACAAGCTGTGGCAAAGCCTTCACTAAGGCAAAGGAGAATATTTTGGACCTCTTCAAACCTCGTGGCGCTGCTGCTCCCCGCCGCCCCACCGACAACAATCAACAGCACGGTGTTATCACCAACACCCCGCGCTTTGCCGAACTCGGCGGTCTGTCTGCTCCCAACAAAGTTGGCAAGACTGGCATGGCCGTGAAGAAGCCGGGCGACGGCAAAAAAGTCATTTAATCGTATAAAGAGGGTAACAAATGTCTCTAGAAAATCTTTCTCCAGAAGCTCGGGATGAGCTTGCGGCACTGGCTCAGCGACTCGCTGACAACCCAGAAACCCGCAAGGACTTCTTGCGTATGACCAAGAAGGTCAATCCCGATCTGCCAATTCCTGAACTTGAGATTGATGACCGGACTACCTCCGCTCTGACTCAAATGCGCCAGGAAAACGAAGCTATCAAAGCACAACTGAAGGCAAAAGAAGCCCAGGAAATGCTGGACAAGCGTCGGCAGTCTCTGGTCAAAAAAGGTCTAGTAGACAATGAAGACGAGATTGATGCCGTGGAGAAGCTCATGTTGGAGAAGAAAATCGCCGATCATGAGACTGCGGCACAGTATCACCAGTGGATGAAACAGGCAGCAGTGCCGACGCCTTCCGGCTATCAACCTTCAGCCGTCAAGCAATTTGACCTGAACAAGTTCTGGAAGAACCCGAATACTGCTGCCCGTGAAGAAGCTGTGAGAGCGCTCAATGATGTTCGCAAACCAATGCGACCCATTGGACTGTAAAAGAGGGTATTTTTTTCTAGGAGAGAACCATGCCTATTGGTGGCGGTATTCTTCCGGCAACAGGTAGTTCGCAGTTCACCGAACTGACTTATGTCACTCGGCGTGCGTTCATTCCTAAGCTGGTTGTTCAACTTTATAACTCGACGCCTCTGATGGCGGCACTGATTGCTAACAGTCAGCAAGCCTCCGGCGGTGTGTCGTCCGTAACTGTGCCCGTCCAGGGCGCTCAGTTCGTAAACGCTCAATGGTCTGACTACAGCGGCTCGTTCGCTCAGCCGTCCGTCCAGCAAGGCGCTTACAACGCTGAGTACGACCTCAAGCTGATGATTTCTCCCGTGCCGTTCCTCGGTATGGAAGGTGCAGTTCAGCAAGACGCAGCCATCATCCCCCTGATCGAAGCTCGCATGAATGATGCGACCAACGTCATGATGGATGCTATGGCGACTGCGCTGTACAACAACACGACCAACACCCAGCAGTTCATCGGTCTGCCTGCTGCCGTTAGCGCCTCTGGCACCTACGGCAACATTGACCGCTCGACCTATAGCTGGTGGCGGTCCAAGTCCTACGATGCTGGTTCCAAGAACCCGACCCGTCAGAACATCCTGCAATACATCTCCGGCACCGTTAAGAACGGCGCTGAGATGCCTTCGTTCGGTGTTTGCGGTTTCGGCACCTGGACCCTGCTGGCTCAAGACTTTGTCGGTCAAGAGCAGTACGTCATCACCCCCGGCTCGGGCTTTGATGGCGACCCGAATGGCCCCCAGGCTGCGTTCCGCGCCCTGATGGTTGCTGGCGTTCCGATCTACCCCGATCCGTACTGCCCAGAAGGGACCGTGTACTTCCTGAACACCAACTACCTGTCGCTCTACATCCACGAGCAAGGTTCGTTTGTGTTCACGGGCTTTGAGTCCACCCTCCCGAACTGGCAGATCGGTTATGTCGGTGCAGTTCTGATGATTGCAGAACTCGTCAACGTCAAGCCGAAAGCTATGACTGTGGTCAGCAACTACAACTACCTCTCGCTGTAAGGAGTAGAAGATGTCACTGTCCACAAACAAAATCATTCTGGCAAATGCCACCACCAACACTGCTGGTGCGTATTTCCTGACAACCACCGTTACTGCTGTCAGCACTGGCAACGGCACCGTCATTCCTGCTGGCGTTTACCTGATGTTCCCGCAAGCGAACACCAGCGTGATTGCCAACAATGGCTCTGCCAACACCACTCTGGTTGCTGCTAACACTGGTGGCGTCATCATCTCTGATGGTGTAAACGTGTTTGCCAAGACCTCTGCGTCTAGCGATACCGTGACCTTGCTGGCTACCAACGGTGGCCTGTCTGTGTCCGGCACGTACAACACCTGATAGGAGTCTGCAATGCAAGCGAACCATGTAAGTTCAGACTACCCAGACCAATTTGGTAACTACGCTATTGCATCGGGCCAAGCCGTTAGTGTTGGCGCGACCAGCAATGCTGCTGCCACTTTGGGAACCACGGGCACTAGCTTCATTGTTCGCCGCATTACCGTTGCAAACGCAAACAAGAGCATTGCTACTGCCAACGTTTCCATCCTGACCTCCAGCGATGGCAACGCATCTAACGCAGTAGCAAGCGCAACCTTGTTGTCCAACGTGAGCAGCACTTCGACTTATCAAGACTTGACGCTGGCCTCGGGTACGCTGACTACGGTGTACTCTGCTGGCGCTCTGTTCGTGAAAGTCAATACTGCTGTCAGTGGTGGCACTTGTGATGTCACGGTTTACGGCGACATTGTGAACCTATGAGTGAAACTGTCTTCGTTACCAATAAAAGCGACAAGCCTCTTGTCGTGACGTACAACTACAAGCAGGTAGAGTTTCCTATCGGCAAACCAGTTGAAATCACGACAGCGGCAGCAGGCTTTATTTTTGGTCACGGCCAGACAGACAAAGAGCCGCACCTAGCCCGTTTGGGTTGGGTGCAGCTTCACTCCGAACTCGATCAAGGATTGGAGAGGCTGTCAAAGTTTGTAATCTCTGACGCGCCTCTTATTGAAGAAGACCGCTCGTTACCCTCGGCGGTTGGTGTAGTACCCCTCCACGTTGAAAAGCGTGGTGGGGGAGCCACTCGCCAGCAGCGGGTTGCGTAAGAAAATGGAACGTAGATGGCTACTCTTGCTTCCTACCTTACGGAAGTCCGTAGGCTCTTGCACGATGCCAACGGTGTCTTCTGGTCAGATCAAGAACTGACGGATGACATCAATTCGGCACGAGAGCGCACGGTAAGAGATACAGGCTGTCTACGTAATCTTCAAATCACCCAGACCCCCCTGTCGTCTACAGGGGTGGCTGCGGTTCCCTGGGTAGCAGGCGCTACCGTCACCACAGGGTCTTTTGTCTTCTCCGGCATCTTCATCTACCAAGTCACCAACGGTGGTGTTCTTGGTTCTGCCGTTCCCATCTGGCCTACAGGCACTCAGCCCTATCCGCCTTCCACTCCGTTCACGGACGGCACGGCTACGCTGACGTATGACAGCCCTTGCGAAATCATCAACCTGTCTGCGCTGCCCGGTGGCGTGAACACGCTAGATGTTTTGAACCTGACGGTTTTCTGGGGCAATAGCCGAATTCCTCTGCGCTACCTGCCCTGGACAAACTTTAACGCTCAACTGCGCTACTGGCAGAACTACACAGGGCGTCCTGTGTGCTTCTCTATGTACGGACAGGGGCAGATTTACATCGGCCCGGTGCCGGACCAAGTCTATCCTTGTGAGATAGATACGGTCATCTTGCCGCAACCTTTGGTTCTGTCAGCCACCACACAAGTTGACGAGATTGTTGACCCCTACACCACGCCTGTAGCTTTCTACGCTGCGTACAAAGCCAAGTACAAAGAGCAGAGCTACGGGGAAGCTGAAATCTACAAACAAGAGTACGCCAAGAATATTCAGGCGGCACTCAACAGCACGTACACACGGCGCATCCCGGACCCCTACTCTAATCCGTACTAATCATGGCAGCAGCAGAACAAAAGAAGTCCTATGCTGTCATCAAGAACTTTAAGGGCCTAAACACCAAGGCCAATAGGACAGCTATCGACGAGGAAGAGTTCTCGTGGATTGAGAACGCTATGCCTATCGGGTTTGGCAACATCAAGATTGTCAAAGCCCAGACAAAAGTCACTACTGGCGCAGGCGCAAACATCACAGCCGCCAACACAGTCACTGCGTTAGAGTCTGCAAACCTCAACAGCAACGACTACCTTTTGTCTTTTGAAGACAATGGCAGGGCGCAGTTCGTAAACATCACTAGCAGCAGCATAGGAAACATTGCCTCTGCTGGCACGTTTTCAGGCTCTGGCGTTACGTCTACTCAGTACAAAGACGAGCGGGTCATCATAGGCGACCCAAGCAAGGGTTTGTTTGACTGGGATGGCGCGAACCTTGTTAGCATCGGTTCTGTCGGCACGATAGGCATTACCAACCCAGGCTCAGGCTACGTCAGCGCCCCTGCTGTGACCATCTCTGCGCCTAATGATGCCAACGGGGTGCAGGCTACTGCTGTTTCTACCATCAGTACAGGTTCTGGTGGCATTTCTGCGGTTGATGTTACTGCTGGCGGCTCTGGCTATACCTTTGTTCCAGGAGTCACTATTGGTCCTCCTGACCAAACAGGCGGTACGCAAGCACAAGCCTTTGCCACCATTTCTGGTGGTGCAGTTGTAGCTGTTACCGTGACAAACGCAGGCAGCGGTTACACCACTGCTCCTAGTGTCACGTTCTCCAGCGGTGCTGCGACGGCTACTGCTGTTGTTGCTACAGGCCAAGTTAACAGCATAACCCTGACTAATGCAGGTACAGGCTACACAGCAAGCCCCACCATCACGATAGCAGCCCCGCCTAGCGGAACTACTGCCACTGCCATTGCCAGTTACAACACGTTTAAGACCGGAACGGTAGCCGTAGTCATCACAAACGGCGGTTCTGGCTACGTAAATGCAGCAAACACGGTAGTCACAATTACCGGCACAGGAACAAATGCTGCCGGTACTGCCATCTTGTCCGGGGGTCAGGTCACGCAAGTCATCATGACCAACCCTGGTAGCGGCTACATTGCCAACACTACCGTCACTATTTCTGGCGGTGGAGCCACAAATGCAGCTACTGCAATAGCTGCTGTGAACCTCAACGACATCGTAGACGTAGCTACGTTCTCCGGCAGGGTCTGGGTAGCCTCTGGCCGGACTGTCTACTACTCTGCTGCGGGGTCGTATTCGGACTTTACAAGTGTGTCTGCGGGTAGTTTTACCCTTACAGACTCTACTTTGCACGGCAACATTCGCGCTCTTGTCTCTGCCAACAACTTCCTGTACATCTTTGGGGACGACAGCATCAACGTCTTCTCTGACTTGCGGGTGTCCAGCACAGGTCAGACGCTGTTTACGAACACTAACGTCAGCGCAAGCGTAGGAACTCGGCGGTTACGGGCAATCTTCCCGTACTTCCGCTCTGTTTTGTTCATGAATGATTACGGCATTTATGCCTTGGTTGGTTCTACCACGAGCAAGCTGTCTGACCAGCTAGACGGAATTTTCCCGAACATA